GAAACCACAGATTTAGAAACCAGCCCTAGATTTACTCACGTTATGAGTATGACAGGCAATGATTTAAAGAAAATGATGCTCTCAGGGACATATAGGCAAAGCGATGTCGGTGAGCCCCTAGATATGGACTACAATGAAGCAAAAGAAAAGATAGATGAGCTTCAAGGTTTATCTAGACCTATAACAGACTACGATGAATACACTGTTTTAGAGCTCCACGTTAATTTAGAGCTTGAAGAAGACGGTGATAACGGCTTTGCTGTACCTTATGTGGTTACTATCCTTGAAGATAGCAGTGAAATCCTTTCTATACGACGTAATTGGTCTGAAAATGACCCATTATTCAACAAAAAAGAGTATTTTATACACTATAAGTTCCTCCCAGGTCTCGGTTTTTACGGTTTTGGCTTAATTCACATGATTGGGGGGCTTACTAAGTCCGCTACATCAATTTTACGCCAATTAATTGACGCTGGTACACTAAGTAACCTACCTGCAGGCTTTAAAGCACGTGGAATGCGTGTACAAGGTGAAGATACACCATTAAGACCAGGTGAATTTAGAGATGTTGATGTCCCAGGTGGGGTAATTCGTGATGCATTGATGCCTTTACCCTATAAAGAGCCTAGTAGCGTATTAAGTCAGTTATTAGGTGTTATTATTGAGTCTGGACGTCGTTTTGCGTCTATTGCAGACATGAATGTAGGTGATATAGGCTCTCAACAGTTACCTGTAGGCACAACTGTAGCTATGTTAGAACGTGGTACTAAAGTGATGTCAGCTATACATAAACGCTTACATTTCGCTCAAAGGAAGGAATTTAAGCTATTAGCCGACATTTTTTCTAAAAGTTTACCCCCTGTTTATCCTTACGATGTACCAGGAGCAAGTAGAGAAATAAAAGCAACAGACTTTGATGACAGAATAGATGTGCTTCCTGTTAGTGATCCTAATATCTTTAGTATGGCACAACGTGTTATGTTAGCTCAACAAGAATTACAAATGGCACAAGCAGCACCACAAATACACGATTTACGAGAAGCCTATAGAAGAATGTACGAAGCCCTAGAAGTTAAGAACATAGAACTAATTTTACCCCCTCAAGCTGAAGTACCGCCACGTGACCCTATAAGTGAGCAGCAAGCAGCAATGACAGGCAAACCTATTAAAGCCTTTGAGTTTCAAAACCATGATGCTTATATAACATCGCATTCTTATTTTGCACAGAACCCAATGATAGCACAAAACAAAGTTGCATTAACAGCAATATCTGCTAACATACAAGAGCATCAAGCTATGTTATATAAACAGCAAATTGAACAAGCAATGGGTCAGCCTTTACCTCCAATGGAAGACGGTCAAATGCCTCCAGAAATAATGAACCAGATAGCAGGAATGGCATCACAAGCTACTCAACAAGTTACTGGTCAAGCAAAAGCTATGGCGGAAGCTATGGCGGAAGCTAACATCGATCCTATTGTAAAACTCAAAGAACAAGAGATCGCACAGAAAGCTCAAAGCGATATGGTGAAAGCACAAATAGACATGACTAAGATTCAATCTACAGAAGCAATAGCAGAAATGAAAATTGCTCAAGAAAGAGAAGAAGCACTTATGAAAGAAAAAAGTACTATGCGCAAAGATTATCGTGATATACTAAATGATGTTAGAAAATCAGACAACGACTCAAGAGGTCAGTAATGTTGAATAGAGCTAATTTTGAAGAAATGATGGGCGGTAACGCTAACCGTAGAAGAATGTCTCACGGAGGTGCACCAGGATATCACACGATGCCCGATGGAACTCACATGAAAAACTCTTCTATGAAAAAGAAAAAGAACGGTGGATCTATGACAGACGCCAAAAAAAGTTTAAGGAGACCATAATGCCAGGAACGAATAGAGGAAGAGCGATGTCAGATAAAGACAAGAAAACATTTCTAGACATGCAAAAGAAAAAGAAAAAAACTCCCGCTAAAAGAAAAGCCAGAATGAACCGTGGCGGTGAAGCTGAAATGAATCGTGGCGGTAAAGCTAAAAAGAAAGGAATGGCTAGAGGTTGCGGAGCAGCAACTAAAGGTAAGAGTTTTAACAAATGACAGCTAAGAAAAAAGGTCTAGATGGTAAAGCCTGTTGGAAAGGTTATAAACAAATGGGCACTAAAAAGAAAGGCGGTAAAACTGTAGACAACTGTGTTAAGATGTCTCACGGTGGAGCTTTACATGGCGGTCAAAAGAAACTTGACAAAAACAAAGACGGCAAGTTATCTGGAGCAGATTTTAAAATGATGGAACACGGAGGAATAGTTTCAGGAAATTCTAACCGTAGAAGATCAATGCACAATGGCTAGTCCAAGAAGAGGTAAAGCAAAAGTCAAAGTCACTAAATCTGGTAAAAGAGTTAGTTACGGACAAGCAGGAAAAGCCAAAGGCGGTGGTCCTAGGGTTAAGCCAGGAACATCAAAAGGAGATTCATATTGTGCAAGAAGTTTAGGTATTAAGAAAAGGTTATCTAAGAAAAAACAAAATGATCCAAACACTCCTAACAATCTATCAAGGAAAAGATGGAAATGTTCTGGTGCTAAATCAAGAAGAAAATAATTTAAATGCTAATAGACAAATTAAGAAAACTTATAACTGAAAGACAGGAACAATTAAAAACAACACTCGCCTCGGGCGGTGTGCAAGATTTTGAAAGTTATCAAAAAATCGTAGGCGAAATATCAGGTCTGTCGTTTACGGAAACTTTAATCAGTGACCTGCTCAAAGGAAAAGATGAAGAATGAAAAATGTAAAAGAATTTGGTAAAGGCGGAGAGCCAATACCAAACACGGTCGAAAGATTTGTAGATATTGAACCCGAAAAAGAAGATACGTTTACTCCTGAAAAAATAGAGGAAGACGAAACTCTTATCGGTCAATTACCAACCCCCACAGGTTATCGAATTATGATATTGCCCTTTAGTCGCAAACAAAAGACGAAAGGCGGTATCTGGTTAGCAGACTCAACACTAGAACAAGAACGTATAGGTACTAACGTTGGGTATGTAGTTTCACTTGGTCCAGACGCTTATAAAGACGAAAACAAATTCCCTGCGGGAGCTTGGTGTAAGCCTAAAGATTGGGTGATTTTTGGAAGGTATGCAGGAGCACGAATCAAAATTGAGGGTGGTGATCTGCGTTTATTAAACGATGATGATATTTTAGCGGTAGTCGACAATCCTGAAGACGTTACATCCGCTTAATGTTATCACGCAACAAAGGAGTAAACCATGGCTGAAGCTATGCAAGAAGAAGTAGAGGATTTGACGGAAGTAGAACTTCCTGAAACCGAAGAAGAAAAAGAGGCAGCAGAAGAAGAAGTTGTTGCCGAAACACAACCCGAAGATAAGGGTGAAACAGAAAGTGAGATTGAAGACTACAGCGAATCTGTAAAGAAACGTATAGGTAAGCTCACTTTTAAAATTCGTGAATCAGAACGCAGAGAACAAGCAGCGATTGATTATGCTAAGGGTGTTCAAGACGAATTAAATAAAACCAAAAATAAACTTTCAAAAACTGATCAAAACCTATATGATGAATATAAGAACCGAGTAAGTTCAGAACTTTTAGGTGCATCAGATAGGTATAAAAAGGCTTATGAAAGTGGAGATACAGATTCTCTTTTAGAAGCTCAAAAAGATTTAGCCAAGTTGGCGGTCGAAGAAGAAAGCCTAAAAAGAGTGTCTCCTAAAAAAGAAGTTGAGAATGTAACGGAAGAACAGGTTGTAGAAAGAGTTGAAAATACGGCTCCCCAACAACAAGCTCCTCAGATACAGGAAGACCCAAAAGCGAGAGCATGGGCAACAAAAAATGATTGGTTTGGTTCTGATATAGCAATGACAACCAGTGCTTTTGCTTTTCATAGGCAGTTGGTTGAGCAAGAAGGTTATGACCCTACTTCTGATGATTATTATAAAGAAGTAGATAGAAGAATGGCTGATTCGTTTCCTCATAAACTAGGAAATGTATCACCGAACGCTGTGAACGAAGTAGTAGCAGGTTCTAGTAGAGGTTCTACTACAACTCGCTCTCGTTCACGTAGAAAAGTACAACTCACTCCGAGTCAAGTAGCGATAGCGAAAAGATTAGGGGTGCCACTAGAAGAATATGCTAAGCATATCAAGGAGTAAAATATGGTAGATAATAAAACAACTACTGAAACTGATCGGTCTCCCCGATCTGCAGAAGGTCGAGAATCTCAAACTCGAAGAAAACCTTGGAGTCCACCGTCCTTATTGGACGCACCCACCCCACCAGAGGGCTATATCTATCGATGGCTTCGTGAGTCAATGGTAGGACAAGATGATAAAGCGAATATGTCAAAACGTATTCGTGAAGGTTGGGAACCTGTGAGAGCAGAAGACCATCCTGAATTTGAATCTCCTATGATTGATGAAGGAAAACACGCTGGAGTTATAGGAGTTGGTGGCTTAGTACTCGCAAAGATGCCCAAAGAAACAGTTTTAGAAAGAAGAGCATACTATGCTCGACTTGCTAACGAACAAATGGAAGCTGTGGATAACAATCTTATGCGAGAGAGTAACCCTATTATGCCTATTAGTAACCCTAGTAGGACAAGCAAGGTTACGTTTGGAACAGGTGGAGAATAATTATTATTCTCTATAACACATATAATATAATAAAGGTGAAATAAATGGCGAATGTAAATGACCCAAATGGTTTTACTCCAGCATATCATATGTCAGGTGGAACTATCAGACCTTCTGAATTTGAAATAGCATCAGGAACCACAGGAGCAATCTTCTCTGGTGATGTTGTTAATCTTGCTAGTGGTCTAGTAATTCAAGGCACTGCAACAGGTGCCCCACTTGGCGTATTCTACGGAGTAGAATATCAAGCTACCGACGGATCTGTCGTCTTCTCAAAAAATTGGGTAGGCTCAACAGCAACGTTAGCTTCTGCTAATGCGAAAGCATTTGTGTATTCTGATCCAGATATTGTTTATTCGGCACAAGCTTCTGCTACTCCGACCCAAGCAACTATCGGAACATTAAACACTATCACAACTACAGCAGGTGATACTTCGACTGGTAGATCTAAAGAAGCAGTAACAGCTACAACTAGTAGTGGAATTGCTCAAGTCCACGGATTTGTAGATACACCAGATAATTCAATCGGACAGTATGCAAGAATGTATGTTTCATTCCCAGCATCCGTTTTCGCTAACAACTAAAAGGTGATATAAAATGGCAATAAATAGAGCACAACTAGTCAAAGAACTAGAGCCAGGACTAAATGCACTTTTTGGTCTTGAATACGATAGGTATGAAAACGAGCACGCAGAAATTTTTGATTCAGAAAACTCAGATAGAGCTTTTGAAGAAGAGGTTATGCTTTCTGGTTTCGCACAAGCTCCTACTAAAGGAGAAGGTACAGCAGTAACTTATGATACAGCTCAAGAAACTTACACATCTCGTTACTCACATGAAACAGTAGCATTAGCATTTGCTCTTACTGAAGAAGCTATAGAGGATAACCTCTACGACTCTCTTTCAGCAAGATACACAAAAGCTCTCGCTCGTTCCATGGCAAGCACAAAGCAAGTTAAAGCAGCAAACGTGTTAAATAATGGTTTTAGTTCTAGCTTCCCAGGAGGAGACGGTAAAGAGTTATTTGCTCTAGATCATCCTACTCTTACAGGTGGCGATGGAGCTAACGAACCTACCACTGACTCAGACTTGAATGAAACTTCATTAGAAAACGCAATGATTGATATCGCAGCGTTTAAAGATGAAAGAGGTATTAAAATTAATGTACAAGCAAGAAAATTGATTGTACCGCCTCAACTTCAATTCGTCGCTGATAGACTTCTTAAAACTCCAGGAAGAGTTGGAACAAGTGATAATGACATTAACGCTATGAGGAACATGAGTATGTTACCTGATGGATATGTTGTTAATCATTATCTAACAGATACCGACGCTTTCTTCATTAAAACTGATGCCCCTAACGGGATGAAGCATTTCGTAAGATCCCCTATGTCAACAGGCATGGAAGGTGATTTCGAAACAGGAAACGTAAGATACAAAGCTAGAGAAAGATATTCTTTCGGCTTTAGTGACTGGCGTGGAATGTACGGTTCTAAAGGAGCGTAATGAGTTTGTAGAACTTTGATATTAATTTATCTTAAAGGGGAGCTTAATGTTCCCCTTTTTTTATTCTTAAAAATACTATACAATAAGATATCTAGGATTTTATTAACTTGTTCTACAGACTGACCTAGCAGACAAGCCAAGACAGTAGAACTTATTTCCCAGGAGGAAATTATGGCAAATTCAACTTTTAGCGGACCAGTCCGCTCAAAAAATGGTTTTCAAACTATATCAGAAAACGCTACTACTGGTGCAATTACTGTAACTAGTGGTTCTGAAATGGCAGTCGAGGCTGTTGGAAGTGCTGGTATCGAAGGCACAGCAGCAGTATATATTACTCAAGTCGAGAGACTAAAAAGTGATGTTGACACTAATGTAAACATTGTAAAATCTACTATTATGATTGACCTAACAGGGTTAAAAGATGGTGGAACAGCAGGCGACATTATTGGTAAAGACGGTTCAGGTGTTGCATATATAGCACAGGTTACAACAG